ATCGACCATTGAGGTGAAGACCGGTCCCCTGACAATCGGTATCAGCTCCGCCAACAAGCGCCGCTATTCTCCGGCTGCCTATCTGGCACTCGTGACGCGCGATGCGCCCTATGGCGTGATGCTCGGTCGGTTGATCTCATACAATCGCGACACCGGCTCGCTTGCCGTCGATATCGAAAGAACCTTTGGCGCGGGCGATCCCATCCGCGCCAATTGGATCGTCTCCGCAACGTCGCACATCGATTATCAGGCGGATCGCGTCTATCGCGAGGCTGGCGGCGGGCTGACGTCCACGACGGTCGAAGATTCCCTTCGTGAAATCCTCGCCCTGACAGTGCCGAGAACACGTTCCGTCACCGCCGGGACCGGATTGAAGGGTGGCGGGGAGATGGTCAGCGACCTCTCAATGTCGCTCGACCTCGCATACACCGATGTCCGGTATGTGAAGGCGCAGGACTATGACCGCCATCGGCATGCGTGGTCGGAGATCGACAACAAGCCGACGACCCTTGGCGGCTATGGCATTGGCGATGCTCACACCAAAGCCGAAATCTTCAACCTGCTGACCGGCAAGCAGGACAAGCTTTCGTACAGTGCCGAAGACAAGGCCAACAAGGGGAAGCCGGACGGTTATGCGCCGCTCGGCCCGGACGGCAAGATTGCCGGTGCTTTTCTTCCGGTCGATGGCAGTTTCCTTGGCGTCTACAATGCGGAGACGAACACGCCCGCCATCTCGTCGGGGTCGGGAAATCAGGGTGACTTTTGGGTTGTCTCCATTGCCGGATATGTTGTTGCGGACGATATCGGCGCGGTTGCAGCCGGCGACCAGTTACGTCGTGGTCCGAGCCGCTGGGAGCTTGTGCCGACGTTCAATGCTGTTTCTTCGGTTGCGGGAAAAACGGGCGTTATCACCTTAAATGCCGGCGATATTTCCGATAGCGGAGCAACCGGTCGCGCGATCCTCAAGGCGGGCGATGCAGCGGCGGCAAAGGCCGCTCTGTCGCTTGCCGTCGCCGATCTATCGGATTTTTCGACCGCATGGACGGCTGCATATGAGGGGATGACTTCGGCCTACGGTCGTGCGCTTGTCGCCGCCGTCGATGCCAACGCGGCCCGTGTTTCGCTACAGCTCGGCTCCGCAGCCTTGCAGGCATCGACTGCATTTGCCGCCGCCGCCCATGTCGGAGCCGGCGGCGTTGGGGCACACCCCGACGCAACGGCGACGACCAGCGGCTTCATGTCCGCAGCCGACAAAACCAAGCTTGGCGGCGTTGCGGCGGGTGCAAACAACTACGTCCACCCCACGGGGGACGGCAACTTGCATGTGCCCGCAACAGGAATAGGCAGCTCAAAAAAGGTGCTGACGGCTGGCGGTGCAGCTGGGTCGATGACCTGGAGCTTTGTGGATTTTGCCGATGTCGCCGGAAAGCCAACAACGCTGTCGGGTTATGGTATCGCCGACGCCTATAGCACGGCCACGATTGACGCTCTGCTTGCAGCAAAACAGGCGAGCCTTGGCTATGTGGCCGAGAACATTGCCAACAAGGGCGCAGCCAACGGCTACGCTTCGCTCGATGGCGGTGGCAAAATCCCGGCCTCACAACTGCCGGCATCTGCGATCACCGATACCTTTGTTGTGGCAACGCAGGCGGCAATGTTGGCGCTCGGCGTGCAAAAGGGTGATGTTGCCATCCGAACCGATGTCAACAAGAGCTTCATCTTGCAGGCCGAGCCGGCCACGACGCTCGCGAACTGGCAGGAACTGCGCACGCCCACGGACGTAGTGCAGTCGGTCGCTGGCCGGCAAGGCGCTGTCACGCTGACGTCGGCAGACCTGACGGATGCGAGCGCGCCGGGCAGGGCATTGCTGAGTGCCGCGAACAACGCCGCGCAACGTATTGCCCTGGGCTTGGGCAACGTCAACGATACCTCGGATGCGGCAAAGCCGATTTCGAACGCCATGCAAGCGGCGCTCAATCAAAAGTCGGATACGGGGCACAAACACGCAATAGCAGACATAGCTAACCTGCAAACGACCTTGGACACAAAGCAGGCGGCTCTTGGTTACGCTCCTGTCAACAGAGCGGGCGATCTTATGACCGGCAGTCTTGAAATCAAACAGGACGAGCCGTCATTCTGGCTTCACCGGCCTAATGTGAAGCGTGGTCGGTTCGGTATCGATAGCACGGGCACTCTGTTCTGGATGGACCAAAGCGGACAGGCCCACTTCTACGTGACGAGTGGCGGTGTCGTTTGGACGCAGCAACTTGGGGACCTGAATCAGCGGATCGAGGATCGAGCCAATTATTGGGGAGCTGCCCATGGCGCGAACTGCGTCACCGACGCTCGCGCTGCTGGATACATTGAGGTTGCTGTCAAAACCGGCTCGTCTGGCGGAGGCGATAGCAACAATGGCGGCTATTTCCTTTGCAGGGCCTATAAGTCCGGCGTCGAGCAACTGACCTTTGGCAGCAGACAACTGCAACTCTACATTCAAAATCGCGGCTGGTTTGCCGCCTTCGCATTCTAAGGATTGCCGATGCACGATTTCGGAAAACTAACGGCGAGAGCCGAGACAGTTGAACTTGAGGGCGGGCAGGCGGTTCGAATTTATGCCTTCTACGATGCCGACAACATCGAATGGCATGAGCTTTATAGGTCGCAACCGCCCTTCGATTTCTATCTTGCCGTGGACGATAGCGGCTACATTGTGTCAATGGAGCCGGACCCTGAACATTCGCAGATTCCGGATTACAGGATTATCGGCATTACCTCGGTCGAGGCTGACGGATTCACCCGTGGTCCCGGCGGCACTGTCTACGGGATGAAGTGGACCGGTGCGAAAATCGTCAATCCGGTCGATCTCATGACGACGGAGGAGAGGCGAGCAGCCATGCCCGCTCTCACCCCCCGCCAGTTCCGTGACGCCCTGATAGACAACGACATCATGCCGGACGAGGTGACTGCGGCCATCAACCAAATCGCTGATCTCAAGGCGCGCGCAAAAGCACTCAATGCGTGGGAATATCCGTCCGAGTTTCTGCGGACGGACCAACTGCTTGAGCAGATCGGGGCTTCGTTCAGTCTTTCCCCTGATGCAATCGATGCCATGTGGACGGCAGCGACACAGCGATAGAACGCTCGTGATCTAGTTCGGGAACTCTCTGTGCTGGTCGAGCGCTTGCAGGAGGCCGATTAGAGATTCAACCCAATACCACGGCATATTTTGCAGCACCATGCCGCCTCTCTCGACCACTTCGAATGTCTTCGCGTCGAGGATCGCAAAGGTGCCGTCGTCATCTTCGTGAATGGCGTATCGTTCCAGCATATCGACAAATTAGCTCGAAAAGGCTGAGGGCGGAAGTAGAATATCGACCGATAACACAGCTCGCCGCATGCCGGCGGGCTGCTTACGCGTGGCCGCTCTGAATTAGAGAGGCGGCACAAACCTTCACCGATCTTCTGTCAATTTTAATGGAGACCATTCATGGCCGACCTGTCCTATGCGCATGGCGTGACACTTGTCGAAAGCGCGGAAACCCCGTCGCTCTTGCGTGTCCAGCGTAACGGCATCACCTTCGTCAACGGCACCGCGCCCGACGCCAATGCAGCCGCCTTTCCCTTGGAGTATCCGACGCTGATTACATCGCTGCCGCAGGCGGCGGCGCTTGGGGCGGCGGGCACGCTTTTGGAAGACGTGACCTCTGTCTTCGGTGAAGGTGGCTCATGGTGCATCGTGAACCGCGTGCCTGACAGCCCGGTTGCTGCCACACAGCAAAGCAACCTGCTTGGCGATCCCATCGCCCGTACCGGCCTCTATGCCGCGTTACGCGCCAAAGCGATTACCGGCTACCAGCCGCGTGTTGTCATCACTGCGGGCAACACAGGAACGTGGATCGAAGGCGGCGTTGTCTCGATCTCGCTTGCCGAGCAGGGCGCAAAGTTGACGGAAGCGCCCCTTGTGGAAGCGACGGGCGGGGGCAGCGATCCCGGCAAGGTTTTGCCCAAGCTTGAGGCGGTCATGGGCGAGGGCGCGAGCGCCGGCAAGGTGGTTGCGGTTCGCGTGGTCGAACCGGGCGCGAAGCTTTCGCAAGCGCCGGCAATCATCTTCACCGGCGGCGGTACTGATGCGGACAAGGTGCTGCCAAAAGCAACGGCCAATGTCGGCGACGTTGCCAATCCATTTGTCTCTACGCTGAATGTCATCCTGCCGAAGATCCGCGGACGTGCCTATATCACCGGCCCGAACACCACGAACGCGGAAGCGGTTCGCTTCCGCAGCACGGTCAACGGCGGTCGCATCCTCATCATCGACCCGAAGACGATCAAGAACGTCAACGGCGTTCCGGTCACAAAGCCGGTCGCCGCAGTCTTTGCCGGGGTGCGTGCCCGCGTCGTGGCGTCCGCCGAAGGGGTGTCCGGCTCGGTTTCCAACAAGATCATTCGCACGATCGATGGCGTTGCCCGTACGATCTCCTACCCGGATGACAGCAACTATCTGAACGAAAAGCAGGTTGCGACGATCATCAATGAGCGCGGGGGCTTCCGCACTTGGGGTAGTCGCCTCGCGACCGATGATCCGCTTTGGCAGTTCGACAGCGTTCGCGCGACTGCCGATATGGTCAACGAGGCTCTTGAGGACCTCTATTTCCTCTACGTGGACCGGAAGTTCACCAAGGCGAACCTCAAGATGCTGATCGAGGACGGCAACGCTGCCCTTCGTGTCTTCAAGAACAACGACGATATCCTCGGCGGGCGGGTCTGGCTGTCGAGCATCAACGAACCGACGACGCTGGCAGATGGCAAGCTCTTCCTCGACGTTGAGTTTGAGCCGGTCGGCCTGATGGAGCAAATCCACGTCACCACTCACCGTAACATTCTCTACTACCGGCTGCTGCTGGACGAAGTGAATGGAGCAATCGAAACCGGCCCGCTCTCGCTCGCCGCCTGATTAAGGAAACTCCGAAATGGCAGAAAAGACCCTTCCTAGCTTCATCCTGCGCGACTGCATGATGTGGGCCGACCGCGTGAGCAAGCTCGGCCAAATCGGTGACATCACCGTGCCCGTGCCGGAAGCCAAGCGCGAAGACGTGCGCAACGCCGGCATGATCAAAGCCCGCAAGGTGCAGCTCGGCTATGAGGCGCTGGAATTCAAGTTCAAGATGCCGGGCCTCGACCCGCAGATTTTGAAGCTTCACGGCGTCAAGCCGGGCGTCGATACGCCGTTCATGGTGACCGGCGCGCTGGTGGACGAAGACGGCACCACGCACAGCGCCGTGCTGACCATTCGCGGCAAGATGTACAAGCCCGATCACGGCACATGGAAGGCCGGCGATCTCGCCGAAAATGATCACGCCGTCGATGTGAATTACTACAAGCTCGAAATCGACGGCGAGGAAATCTACGAGATGGACGACTTTGATTTCAAAGTCGGCGGCGTCTCGCAATACGGCGATATCCGCAACGCCCTGCTGCTGTAAGGCCGCAACTCTTCCCCTCACGATCCACCTTCAACCGGCCCGCTTCGCGCGGGCCATTTTCTATGAGGATTCATCATGACCGAAGCTGTTAAAGTCCCGCTCTCGAAGCCCGTCACCCACAACGAGGCGTCCTATTCCGAGCTGACCTTCCGGGAGGCGACCGTGGGCGACTTCATGGCCGGCGACCAGTTCAAAGGCGAGATTTCCCAGAACGTCGCCGTACTCTCCGCCATCTCCGACGTGCCTATTCCGGCCTTCAAGAAAATCTGCGCTGCTGACTATCGTCGCATTCTCGACGCGACGAAGGATCTGTTGGGAAACGCATAAATCAACACGATTGGCGTCTGGTCGCCCTGTTCGTTGCCCGCTTCGCCCATACGCCGCTCGATGTGATCGAGCGGTGGTCCCCTGAAAAACTGCTCGCGTATTTCGATGCGGCTCGCGCCCTGCGCGATACGATGGAGGGAACCTCATGACCACGCTTCAAAGCACCCTGCGCGTCTCGCTTCTGGACGATGTGACCGCACGTGCCAAGCATATCACCAATGCCCTGAACGGTCTTCGGGCACAGCAGCGGGCAACCTTCGCACCTATCCGAAGCATGGTCGGACAGGCCGTCGCGTTCGGTGCTGGCTATCTCGGTGTGAGGGAGGGATTGCGGGCAACGGCGGGTGAGGCGATCAAATTCGAGTCCGCCTTTGCCGATGTCAAAAAGGTGGTCGATGCCTCTAGCGAGCAGTTCGAGAACATGCGCCGGAACATTCGGCGCATGTCTGGCGAAATCCCGATGTCCGCCAACAACATTGCAGCTCTCTATGCTGCTGCCGGGGAATCCGGCATCGCAACGCAGGATTTGCAGGGCTTTGCCGAGATGGCGTCTCGTGTCGGTATCGCTTTCGATATCACGGCGGAAAGGGCAGGCTCTAGCCTGGCTAAACTGAAAACGCAGTTCGGCTTGACGGTTGCCGAAACCGGCGACCTCGCCGATGTCATGAATCACCTGTCGAACAACATGGCGAGCAAGGCGTCTGAAATCACGGATTTCATGCTGCGCGTCGGCGCGCTCGGCAAGATCGCCGGTTTCACCAAAGAGCAGGTCGCCGGCATCGGCAGCGCCATGATTGCAGCCGGCGCGGAACCCGAAGTTGCCGCGACCGCGATGCAGAACGTAACCAAGGCGTTGACGCGCGGTGCATCGGCGAAGAAAAGCCAGCGGGACGCCGCCGCTCGCCTAGGACTTGATTTGCCGCAGATCGCCAAACAGATGCAGAAGGATGCTCCCGGCGCTCTGAAAAAGGTTCTCGCCGCCATCGCCAAGGCTCCGAAGGATCAACAGATTTCCATCGTCTCGGATTTCTTCGGTGATGAGGCGAAGGCGTTCATTCCGCTGCTCGGCAATGTCAAGCTGCTGGACGATGCGCTTGCGAGTGTCAGCGACCGGACGAAATATGCCGGTTCTGCCATGAATGAGTATAAGCAGCGAGCTAGCACCACGGGCAACGCGCTCGAGCTTTTGGGCAACAAGGTATCGAATATCTTCTGGGAGGTCGGCGACAGTATGTTGCCCACAATCCGCGAAGGCGCGCAGTCGATCAACGATGTGTTGGATACGCTCGGGAGCCGGGCGACGATCTTCGATGAGATCAAGGTTGGCGCGCAGGGCTTTGCAAAAGGCTTTGGCTACGATGGTGGTATTCGCGAGCTGGTCAACGACATGAGCGACCTCATGCTTGGGCCGGTCGATCCGAACGCGGGCGAGAACCTTGGTCGTTTCTTTATGAAGGCGAAGGAATGGGGTTCGTCCATCCGTGAATTGACAGATGCCATTCGTGAAAACCCTATCGCAAGGTTCTTTGCGGAGATGTCCGGCCACGGCCTCAAGCTTGTGATGTGGGGCGCTGGCATTGCGTTTCTCGCCGGCACTGTCCGCAAGCTAGCGAGCGCGATGTTTCTGTTGTCCGGCGCTAGCACGTTGTTTTCAATGTTGAAGGGCGTTGGCACGCTCGCCTCTTTAGTCCTACCCGGAAAGAAAACACCGGCATTGCCTGAGGCGGGCAAGTGGGTCGCTCCGGGCAACGGCGGTACGACGCGAATTCCCGGCGGGAAGCCCGGAACATCAGGGCCATGGGGAACCGTGCCGCATCCGAACCGCTTGCCGGAAGGTGCGCGGGTCACGCCCACGGGTGTGCAAGGGCTGGGGACGAGATACACGCCGCCGCCGTCGCTATTGACCCGGCTAATGCAGGGCGGCAAGTTTGGGGGGAGTGCCCTGCTAAAAGGGGGTATTCCTGCACTGCTCGGCTTTGCAGGCGAGTATGGGATTCGCAAAGGATTTCAGGGGGCGTACGGTGATAGCTACCGCGAGCCGCCGGGGATAGGCGAATCGTTCTCAAGCTGGTGGTCAACCATGAACGACCGGAAGACATGGTTCGGCGCAGCGGCAAATGAGGGGTTCAATTTCCGAGAACATATGGCCGTTAATATGCAAGATCGACCTGCAACCCGGATCGATGCGGGGTCTATTGCCGAGATGACGAGGCCGAATGGGACCCAAGATGTACGAGTTATCAACCAGCAACCGCCGAACGTTACCGTTCATGCGCAGTTTTCGATTACTGGCGTCGCCGACCCCCAAGCGGCGGCGACGGCGACGGCTAACCAGATTGGAGCTGCGGTCAAAAACGCGGTGGATTCGCAGTTCAGTGATTAGAACAAGGACGGTGGGTAGAGCGAAATGCAAAATTGATGCCTTCCACGCACTAAGCGCACCTTTTAATACATGTTGCTCCCGTGACGGTCAGATTTCCAAGGGTCGGACGAGCATTAAGCAAGGGAGATTTGCTCCCCAAAGTGTCGGAAGTTCCTCAAACGGCACAAAGCCACAAGCTTTGTAAAAGCTGCGGGTCTTGGCGTAGTTTTCGTCGGGATGTTTGTCCGAAAGCGTCTTGACGCTGAGGC